ACGTTATGTGGAACGAACACGTTAAATTAGGCACTGGTATTACTGGAACATAATAGTTAGGAGAGAATAAATGGCAATTTCAAGAATGCAATTGGTCAAAGAACTCGAACCTGGCTTGAATGCTCTGTTTGGATTAGAATACGACCGATACGAAAACCAGCACACAGAAATCTTTGATTCAGAGAGTTCTGATCGTGCATTTGAAGAAGAAGTAATGCTAGGTGGTTTTGGCAATGCAGAAACTAAACCGGAAGGATCTGGTGTTGTATACGAATCAGCACAAGAAACTTTCACTGCTCGCTACACCCACGAAACCATTGCTTTGGCTTTCTCATTAACTGAAGAAGCCGTAGAGGATAATCTTTACGACAAAATCAGTACTAGATATACAAAAGCATTGGCACGTTCAATGGCAAACACTAAACAGATTAAAGCTGCTAACGTTCTTAACAGAGCGTTCAACAGTTCTTTTCTAGGTGGTGATGATAAGGAGCTTTGTGCTACTGATCACACTACTATGTCTGGTGACCAAAAGAACGAGCTATCAACTGCGGCTGACTTAAACGAAACTTCGCTTGAGCAGGCAATGATTGATATTGCTGGTATGAAAGACGAAAGAGGAATGAAAATTGCTCTTCGTGGAATGAAAATGATCATTCCTGTAAATTTACAATTTACAGCTGAAAGGTTAATGAAATCTGCAGGTAGAGTAGGAACTGCTGATAATGACTTAAACGCTATCAAATCAATGGGTATGATCCCACAAGGATATGTTGTAAACAACTTCCTTACTGATACTGATGCGTTCTTTATCAAAACAGATGCTCCTAATGGACTGAAAATGTTCACTAGAGCTCCTATTAGAACTGCTATGGAAGGCGACTTTGATACTGGAAACGTTAGATACAAAGCAAGAGAAAGATATAGCTTCGGCTTTTCTGACTGGCGCGGAATATTTGGCTCTCCAGGAGCTTAATTAATCAAGGTGGGGGAAATTATTTCCCCCACTTTACCTAGTATAACAAGTTATGCAGACTGACTAGGCAGACGATATAGAGACTGTATGACTATAGGTCTATATGACCGAGGAGAATATTATGGCTAATACTAGCTTTGTGGGTCCGGTAAGATCCAAAAATAACTATAAATTATATAGTACTACTGCTTCAACAGGTGTTGAACATGATAGAACTATAAGTGATCCAGCAATGGACGCTAGAAGATTTTATTTAGAAGAATGGTTTTTACAAAGACCAGGTCTAAATGCAAATATTGACCAAGTATCAACAGTAGAAGTTCAAAGAGCTTTGAATAGAAACTGGGAAGCACTTGGAACTAACATGACTACTGCTTTGGCTACATTTGCTACAACTTCCGCAGGAATTTTAGCAACAACAGCAGGAGCAGACCAAGATCAAGCAATCTTAACACCTCACTTAGATACTGCGGCGACAGCATGGGCAGGATGTTTATGGGGAACTGAAAACTCAGTTAGTTTTGAAACATCAATTATGTTACCAGCACTTGATAACCAAAAAGTTTGGGCAGGATTAAAATTAACTAATGATCAATTAGTTGCAACTGATGATGACCAAATATTTTTTAAATTTCAAACTGATGCTACTAACTCAGAAGCATTCACTACTTTTGCTAACTGGCATGTGGTACATAGTATTGGTGGCACTGATCATATTTCTGCACTACCAATTGCTGTAGCAGCTAACACACCTTATCATTTAAAAATTGATATAGATAGTGATAGAAAAGCAACTGCATTTGTTAATGGTGTACAGTATAATCTTACTAGTACAGCAGGAAGCACAGGTGGAACATCAGTAACAGCGGTTCAACCTGGAGTTCAAGTTACTAAAACTGCAGCTTTAACTAACGATGTGGATTTCATTCCATATGTTGGTATTGAAGCTGGTGCAGCTGCTGCAGAAGCAGTAAATGTACATCATGTTTGCATGAGCAGAAACGTATACGAATAATAAATAAACAAGTGGGGCTTCGGCCCCACAGTTCTTGATTAAGGAGGGAACATGGCAGACGTAGTAACAGGACCGACTATCCTACAACAAAATGACGCTCGCGTTACAATCAAAATAGTCAATCAATCAGATGGAACAGGTGCAACAACAGTTTTTGGTGACGTATCAGCAATGGCTGCTAGAGCAGATGGAACAGCAGTAGCACATTTAGGATTACTTAGAGTTTGGTTTTCTTGTCAAGGTGGCGATGGGGGAGACTCTTATGCTCGTTTAGACGAAGAAGATGATGATGGAGATATTCCTATAATTGGTTTAACAGGGACAGGATATTGGGACTTTAGAGAATTTGGTGGCATACCAGCAGATAAATCTAATAACACAAATCAAAGTGATGTTAATCTTGTAGTTCCAGGAGCAGCTGATTCTGGTAACATGTACACAATTGTAGCTGAATTTCAAAAGATATATTAGGAGTTTAAATGGCTTATTCAGGCACACAAACTTTTAATCTTTCGATTGAAGAAATAATAGAAGAAGCATTAGAGAGATGTCAATTAGAATCTCGTAGTGGTTATGATTTAAAAACTGCTAAAAGATCTATGAACTTGATGTTTGCAGAGTGGGCAAACCGTGGATTAAATCTATGGACCATTACTTATGAAACACAAACATTGACAGCTGGCACTAATTATTATTCTATAGATCAAAAAGTGGTAGATATAATAGACGCCGTAGTAACAACTACTACAGGAGCTACATCTAATTTAGAAGGTGATAGTAACACAACAGATGTTGCTATGAGTAGAATTTCTAGAACAGAATATATAAATTTAAGTAAAAAAGAAAATTCATCAAGTGGTGATTCAAGGCCTACACAATTTGCTTTAGTGCCTGGCACAGTAACAACTGGAGGATCTTCTTCTAGTGGTAGACCGCAAAATGATATGACATTATTTTTATATCCAAGTCCGGATAAAGCTTACATATTTAAATATTTTTATATTGCTAGAATAGCAGATGCAGGAGATTATACAAATAATGCAGATGTACCATTTTATTTTCTTCCTTGTTTGACTGCTGGACTAGCATACTATATAAGTTTAAAAAGAGCACCAATGTTAAGTGCAAACTTAAAAGCGGTGTATGATGAAGAATTTAAGCGTGCTTCTGAAAACGATAGGGAAAGAGTTTCTTTTAGAGTTGAACCAGCACGGGCGTACACACCATAGGAGGTTATATGCCAATATGTAAACACTGTGATCATGAATGTCATTGTAGTAATGGCGGTTCATGTTGCGGAGGACAGTGCCAATGTGGTAACTGTGAATGTAAAAAGGAGGAAGAATGAGTAATAAAAACTGGAACAACCAAACTGCTAACACTAGTGGATCCACTGGTGGAGTAAAAAGTAACTGGAGTCACAGAGGTACTAATTCTATACCAAACGCTACACCAAAAGAAAAAGAAAAACCTGTTGCAATTGCAGAAGGTGAAATTCATGGTACAGTTCAAGGTATGGGTGCAGCTACTAAAGGTGGTAAGTATCATTGGTCTAGTAAGAATAAAAGTAATTGGTAAACTAAATGGCTTACGCAACAGGTAAATACGCTAAATTTATTTCTGATCGTAGTGGTATGGAATATCCCTACAAAGAAATGGTTATAGAGTGGAATGGATCACGTGTTCACACAAGTGAATTTGAACCTAAAACACCACAAGACAGACCTAATAAGCATTCACCTGATGCAGAACCATTACAATATCCAAGACCAGCTAGAACAGAAAATGAAGTAGAACATAAACTTCCATTAAATGCTTTTAGATTTACAGCTTCTAGTACAACAGTTACAGTGTTTGAACCGGAACACAGTAGATCCACTGATGATACTGTTAGATTTAGAGAAGTAACGGGAAGTATATTTGGAGCAGATGTAACTGAAATAGAAGCAGAAGCTGGATTTAGTATAACAAAAACAGATGATAACTTTTATACATTTACAGTATCAACGGCACCAGGAATAACAGGAAATGGAGGAGGCGGAATGGCTTCTTCTGGTCCAGCAACATTGAGTAACTAATGACAACGTACGCAGAATTAACACAACAGATTTTAGATTATACAGAGGTAAGCACTGACGTAATGACATCTACTAGAACTAATGATTTTATTGAGCATGTAGAAAATCGCATATTAAGAGAAGCAGATTTAGATGTATTTAAATCTCATCAAGCAGCTAATTTAACTGCTGATAATGCTTTTTTATCATTACCTGGTGGAACGTCACCAGATCCAACATCACTCGCTACAATTAGAACAGTTCACATTTGGCCTGCTTCAGGTGCAGCAGTAAGAGATTTTTTAGAACAACGTGATATTAGTTACATGAATGAATATTGGCCTAATAGAACATCTACTAGTACACCAAAGTACTGGGCGTGGTGGGATCAAAACACAATTTATCTTGCGCCAACACCGGAT